TGAAATTAGTGCCGCACATAGTTACAGAACCATATAATATTATTATTCATTCCGATGGATTTGCAGTAAATAGAAATGCATGGGACAAAGAGTTTCTAAACTATGATTATATTGGTGCTAGATGGAATAATGGAATGGTAGGTAATGGTGGATTTTGTCTGAGGAGTAGAAAATTATATGATGCATTATTAGATTTAGACGTTAAAAGTAAAACATCAGATTACCCACAAGAAGTTATTAATAATCCAGACAACTATGTATTTGATGCATATGGTGATAAAGTTATTCCTGAAGATAACATTATCTGCAAGATACATAGAAAAGAACTTGAAGAAAAATACGATATTAAATTTGCCGATGGTGATATAGTAGATAAATTTAGCATAGAACATAACATGAGTTCACCATGGCTAGGTAAGAGTTTAGGTTTTCACGGTAAACATGGTATTGCAAAACATTATGGAGTGGAGTTATGATTTTAGTTACAGGTGGAGCAGGTTTTATTGGTGGTAATTATCTTTGGAATACAGATGAGGAAATCATTTGTGTTGACAATCTAACTTACGCATCTAATTATAATTACATTGCATCTCTTACCGATAGTGGACGAGTTATATTTTATCATGCAGATATAAAAGATAGCGAAGCAATTAAAACTATTTTCAACAAGTTTAAACCAAAACATATAGTAAACTTTGCTGCCGAATCTCATGTTGATAACTCAATTAAGGATTGTCAACCTTTCGTTGATACAAATATTCTAGGCACAATCAATCTTTTACAGCACTCAAGAAACTTAGATTCATTAGAAAAGTTTATTCATATTTCAACTGATGAAGTCTACGGCAGTTTGGAATTAGAATCGAATGATAGCTTCCACGAAACAACACAATATCAGCCAAACAATCCATATTCTGCATCAAAAGCAGCAAGTGACCATTTTGTTAGAGCATTTCACAAGACATATGATGTACCAGCTATCATAACAAACTGTTCCAATAATTATGGTCCCGGTCAAAACACCGAAAAGTTTATGCCCACCATCATAAAGAAAGCAGCAAAGGATCAAAAGATACCAGTATATGGTGATGGTCTAAATGTTAGAGATTGGTTGTTTGTTGATGATCATTGTTATGGCATCAATCTAATCCTAGAGAAAGGACAGATTGGAGAGAAATATAATATAGGTGGTGGTACAGAAATTCCTAATATAGAACTGGTAAAAATGATTCTAGGTGCTATGAATAAACCCGAAAATCTGATAGAATATGTACTAGATAGACCAGGTCACGATAGAAGATATGCTATTAATTGTGACAAGATATCAGCCCTTGGATATAAACCAAAATACACTTTGGAAGAAGGAATACAAAAAACATTAGAATGGTATGGAGAAAACAAATGACAACAAATGAAATGATTGAAGCATTATCTAAGAGCATTCTTCCTAAGTATGTCAAAAACTATGACAACTATCAAGAAGGTCAGTTCGTACAATACTCAGGTCAACTCTGGGATCATAATGAAATTCATGCTGCAATAGATGCACTTCTAAATGGTGCATGGATTGTTTCTGGAGAAAAGGTATCTGAATTTCAAGATGCTTTTAGCAAAAGATTCAACGTCAAATACTCTCACATGGTGAACTCAGGTAGTTCAGCAAATCTTGTGATGGTGACTGCTGCTAAAAAATATTACAAGTGGCAAGACGGCGATGAGATTATTGTTTCTCCTGTCGGGTTCCCAACAACTATCGCACCTATCATTCAGAATGGAATGAAACCAGTTTTCATTGACATTGAACTTGAAACATTAAATTTTGATGTTAGTAAAATTGAAGAAAAAATCAATTCAAAGACAAGAGCAATTTTTGTATCTCCTGTTTTGGGTAATCCTCCAAACATGGATGTGATTGTTGACATATGCAACAAATATGGGTTAACTTTGCTCGGTGATAATTGCGATTCTCTAGGTTCACTCTGGAACGGAAGATTAATTACAGATTATTATGATACGTGGACAACCTCATTCTATCCTGCTCACCATATTAGTACGGGTGAAGGAGGTATGGTGTGTTCAAACAGTGAAGATTTCATCAAAGAGGCAAGAAGCATTTCATGGTGGGGTAGAGATTGTTATTGCGTAGGCTCAAACAATCTACTAGAATGCGGAACTTGTGGTAAACGATTTGACAATTGGCTTGAGAATTATGATGGTATTATTGATCACAAATATCTGTTTACAAACATTGGATATAATCTAAAACCTCTTGATCTTCAAGGTGCTATTGGTCTTGAACAATTGAAAAAGTTTGATATGCTTGAAAGTAAACGCAGAGAATATAAAGAAACTATTCAAAAATATATTGAAGATAATATTCCTGGTGCAAGAGTTATTAATGCTACAGAAAACTCAGATCCTTCTTGGTTTGGCGTTCCCATCTACTGTGAATCACAAGATATGAAAGAGTTGCTAGTGTCTCACTTTGAGTCTAATAAAGTTCAAACTAGAAATTACTTCAGTGGTAATATTCTTTTACATCCAGGGTACAAACATCTAGATGACTACAAGCAATACCCAAACTCAAACCTAGCTTTGAGTAATGTGTTCTTTATTGGATGTTCTCCACTGTATAACGAAAAAGTTTTAAATTACATTGAAGGAGTATGTAAAAAATGGTAAATGTACTTGGCGCAGGATTCGTGGGAAGCAGATATGCTGAACTAACTCCAAATGTTATAATAAATGATAGAAATGACTACGAAGTAAAATCAAATGAAGTTCTTTATTTTATTTCTACCGTAGATAATTACAATGTCTGGGAAAACCCATATATCGACATAGAGACAAATCTAACCACTCTGATAAAAACTTTGGAATCTTGCAAGCGCAGAGATGTTACATTTAACTTTGTGAGTTCTTGGTTTGTATATGGTGATGTTGAATTGCCAGCCAAAGAAACAGCACATTGCAATCCAAAAGGCTTCTATAGCATAACCAAACGGACTGCCGAGCAACTTCTCATTTCATATTGTGAAACCTTTGGTATAAAATATCGAATTCTTCGTTTGGCAAATGTTTTGGGAGAATCTGACAAAAAAGTATCTAAAAAGAAGAATGCATTACAATATATGATTGGGGAACTGAAAGCTGGAAATACAATATCTCTGTATGACGGTGGTATGGCTTTCCGTGATTACATTTATGTTGATGATGTAGTTCATGCAATCAATCTGGTTATCTCAAAAGGAAATATCAATGAAATCTACAACATAGGAAATGGTCTCGCCGTTCCGTTAGTAGAGGCAGTAAAATATGCTGCAACTAAATTAAACTCAAAATCCAAGATAGAAAATGTTGAAACTGCCGAGTTTCATAAGATTGTTCAGACAAAGGACATGGTATTGGATATCACTAAAATCACGCAGTTGGGTTATACTCCCAATTATAACATGGGCGAAATAATAGACAAATTAATCGTATAAATACTCAATAGGTAATCACAGGGTATTGCCATTTGAGGAATCAATGCAAAAATTCAAGACTTTTCTAAAAGAAGAAACTACAGAACCGGAAGGCGAAAAACTCAAGCACATTGAGCATCTAGAGGACCATCCTATCAATGATGGAGCCAAAGGTTTTGAACACGCAATTGGTGCTTTAGATCAGGCACATAATCATATTATTGCTGGATCACACGATTCGACACTTACCATGAAACATGATGGTTCTCCATCTATTGTTTATGGTCATCATCCAGAAACTGGCAAGTTCTTCGTTGCTTCTAAGTCTGCATTTAACAAAAACCCAAAGATTAATTATACAGAAAAAGACATTCAACAGAATCATGGTCACGCACCTGGTTTAGTTGAAAAACTCAAGTCTGCATTGCAGCATTTACCGAAGATAACACCAAAACAAGGTGTCTATCAAGGTGATGTTTTATTCTCAGATAAAGATAAGAAAAAAGAAGGTGACAAGTATACCTTCACACCAAACGTTATCAAATACTCTGCAAATAAAAATTCCGAAGATGGTAAAAAAATAGCCAAAGCAAAGTTTGGTATATACAATCATACAGAGTATGTAGGACCCACAGCAAAAGCAATGACTGCAAACTACAGTCCCGATCTATCAAATTTTGCTGAACATCCTGACGTTTATCATAGACTTCCAGGTCATGATACTTCAAAAGTTGTAATGCCCAAATCTGCACATACAGAGTACGCAAAGCATGTAGCCGCAGCACAAAGAATTCACGACAAAAATCCTCATATGTACCTCTCTATTGATCCTGTTAGAGAGCATATGAAAACATATATAAATTCAACAGTTGACACACAAGAAAAACCGTCAGTTAAAGGTCTACAAAAACATATAGAAAATAAACTAACTAAAGAAATAGACAAGAAAAAGACTGATGCTGGCAAGAAAAAATATCAAGATCAACTAGCAAGTCTAATACAACACACAAATGTTCACAAACAAAATCTTGAAAACGTCTTTGACGTACATCATCATTTACAAAATGCAAAAAATGTTTTAGTTCGTACTTTGGCACAACACACCGGCGGATTAGAGCATGAAATCAAAGGACAGTCAGTAAAACCAGAAGGCTTCGTCGTAAATCACGAAGGTACAGTTTCTAAACTAAACGACAGGAACGAATTCAATAGATTGAATCGTCTAGCAAGAGCAAAATGAAAAGATTCTCACAACTAGTAGAAGAACAACAAAAAAAACTTACGATGTTGTTTGGTCGTATGAATCCTCCAACAAAAGGCCATGAGGAAAATGTTGAAGGTCTAAAGAAAACAGCAGAGAAAGAGAATTCGGATCATTTGGTCATTGCATCTCATTCACAAGATGCCAAAAAGAATCCTTTATCACCAGACACTAAATTAAAGCATTTAAAAAGAGCGTTTCCTGGTACAAATATTATAACATCAAGTAAAGAAAAACCTACTATTATGCATCATGCATCTGATGCTCATGCAGCTGGATATACGCATCTTCATGTTATTGCTGGTGCAGATAGAGTAGATGAATATAGAAGATTGCTCAATCATTATAACGGTAGAACGCATGATGATGCAGGTCGTCCATTTAAACACGGTTCATATAACTTCAAAAAGATAACTGTATCGTCATCTGGTGAAAGAACGAAAGGCGTTTCTGGAACTGATATGCGTAATCATGCACAGAACAATGATTACAAATCATTCAAGAGTAATCTTTCTTCACACATGCAACAAAATGATAAACATGCTAAAGAACTATTCAATGATGTTCGTAAAGGAATGGGTTTACATGAAGATGTGAATCGTGGTATGTTCAAAGCAATCTTTATTACTGGTGGACCAGGGTCAGGTAAAGACATTATCATCCGTGAAGGTATTGCAGAACAAAGAGCCGTTGAACTAAGCACAGTTCAGGCATTTGATTATCTGATGGATAAAAAGAGACTGTCTGAAAGTAGCAAAGATTTTCGTAGAGAAGCTATTCGTCATCGTAGTCCGCTGGTCATCAACGGATCAGCAGATAATATTGATATTGTTTGCACCATCAGAGAAGAATTAGAGGAACTTGGGTATTCTACCATGATGATATATGTTGACACTCTAAATGAAGTTAGCCGTCAACGCAACCTCGGATTAAAAAGAATGATATCCGAATCCGTTCGTCAAGAGAAATGGAACAAAGCACAAGTTAATAAAGTAAAGTTTCACGAAATGTTTGATGACTTTAATCTGTTTGAGAATAACGATAACTTAGAAATAGTTGAAGAATCAATAAGTGATGTTTATGATCATGTGAATGATTTTTTAGATAGAAATACACTAAATGAAGCATCAATTGATTGGTTGATGAGAAACAAGAAACTAAACATTAACGAAAAAGTTTCATTACTATTCAAGGAGCAAGAAAATGTTAAAATGGATTCTAAATCTATTCAAGCCGCAAGTTCAAGAACCGTCCCTACTACAGCAACTACAAACAAAAGCAGAACCAAAACTGGAAGAGTCCTTGCCGACAACAACGCCCCAGCCATCCAAATTGCCAGAAAAGCAGGAAGAATCGATGATGTCCGAGACGGAGACGTTGCCAGCAACTCCAGTTACATCTTCAGAACCTACGTTGAAGGAGAACCCACCCTCAAAGTCAACCCGCCGCCCAAAGAAAGCAACTTCAGCAAAGACAAAGAAAAACTAAAGAAAAAAGGATTAGTTGATTCACCAACACAGAATCAACGTCTGAGAAATGTAGCGGGAATAGGACCAGAGTATGATACAAGACAACAAGGAACAGTTTATCCTATGTCGGGTCTTGGTGATGTAACTTATCGTGAAGATACAGAACTTTCTAAGCATAAATATATAAAGGAAGGTACCGCAGCAGGACTTCGCATAAGTTTCAATCGATTTAGAAATCAAAAGATAGAAGAAGCAATAGACGATCCTGGTGCTGTAGATATGGGTGTTGGTGGTGTTTTAGGTGGCGCCACAAATAAAGAACCCATGCAAACTTACAAAGATCAAGATAAAACAGTAGGATTGTTAATTAAAAAGAATAAGAAACAAAAACAGGAGAAATAACATGTTTGCCAAAGATAGAGTGTCCCAATCATTAATTGACGCAGTTAATAAAGTTCTTGCTACAGAATCTAAAGAGCCTGAACAACTTAATGAAGCATTTCCTACTGTAGCTGATGCTCAAAAGAGAGCTAGTGCGCCTAAGCCTAGTGGTGGTGCGGGAATCAAATTGGGAACACGTTATGGTGGTGGTCGTCAAGCTGATGAGCCAGAGAAAGATGATGATGATGACACAAAAAAAGAACCAAAGAAAAGAGAGAAGTATGGTGCTCGTAAAGATAGATTTACGAACACTAAACTATACAAAGAAGCTGATGATTGTGTAGATGAACCAAAGGCAAAAGAGATTGCTAAAAAAGAAGTTGGTAAGCATGAAAAGGATATGCACAAGGAAGAACTAAAAGGCAATCAGCACAAGATTGATGCTAATAAAAATGGTAAAATTGATTCGCATGATTTTAAACTTCTGCGCTCAAAGAAAAAGAAAATGACAGAAGGATTGTCTTTTGCTGAACAACTAATTGAATCAATGTATGGTAAAAAGTCTGCACTTCCTATTGATGAAAAAGAAATGAGTGATACTCAAAAGAAAAAGAAAGAAGATATCGTTATGTCAATGAAGAAAGACACAGCGGGTCTTAAAAAGCGTTATGGGTCACGTTGGAAAGATGTAATGTACGCTACTGCTACAAAACAAGCCATGAAGGAAGAAGCATATGATGAAGTTGAACTTGATGAAGCAAAAACTCAGTCTAAAGATGAAAAAGATAAAGTTGTAGGTGCGGTGGCGGCAGCAATGCGTCAAAGCCGTGCCAATGTTATGTTGGGTAGGGCTCAACGTGCTGCTGCTCGTATGAATGCCAAAATTAAACATGGCATGAAAGAAGAAGCATATGATGAAGTTGAAGAAGAAATTGATCCAGATGTAAGAACAAAAGATGCTATCTCTGGTGCAAACAAACCAACAAAACAAAAAGATGATGTTGGTCCTGGCTCAGATAGCAGAAGCACTAAAGTAAAGTTCAAAGCAGGTCCTATGAGCGAAGAAAAAGAAGATGAAAAAGAAGATGAAGGACATGAGGACGAAAAGGAAGATAGAGCATTGGTGAAGAAGATGGTTAAGAAAGATGCTTTAAAAGAAGAAGAACAACTTGATGAGTTGTCAAAAGACACATTATCATCTTATTTGCAAAAGCGTGGTTCTATGGTTTCTCCACGTTCAAAAAATAATAAAGGTAATGAAAATATGGCAAAAGCCGTATCTAAAATTGCTAAAAAAACAAATGAAGAAATTGAACAAATTGATGAACTTAAAACTTCAACCATGTTAAGATATTCCACAAAGGCAAACAAGGCACTAATTGGTGGAGATAGAAACAAAGAAGAAAAAAGAGTTCAGGGAATAAACCGTGCAATCGAGAAAATTAAAACACGCCATACAAAAGAAGAAGTTGAACAGATCGATGAACTGAGCCATGGTACTTTGCGTAGCTATGTAGATAAAGCTAAAAAAGAAAATCTTCCAGGAAAAGGCGGCAATAGAGGTGTTGCTCTGTTGACTCCTGGTACCAGAGACAAAGGTGTCCATAAAGCAGTTGATAGAATGAAAAAGATGAAAACCAATGAAGATGTTGAACTTGATGAAACCAGCCATATGAATAAACCAAAAAAATTAAAGTCATTTATGGCTATGAAAAAAGAAATGATTGGTAAAGCTGGTATGACTTCAGAGAAAAAAGATGAAGAATAAGAAGACCTTCAAAGAATCATTTGGTAAGAATCCATGGGATCCATGGTCTACCAAAGCAAACATAACTGAAAGTGGCTTACTTGACAAATATCTTTTGTCTAGAGGACTTAATCCTGAAACTTTATCAAAAGATACAAAGATAGCCCACTCTAAATCTAATCAATTTAAACAGTGGGTTACAACTCAAAGAGAAGAAGTAGATTTGGATGAAGCAAATAATCAACTTCATAGATATCTTCTCTCTAGAGGAATTAATCCAGTACAGGTTAGCACAGACTCCAAAATAGCTCATGCTAAATCTAATCAATTTAAGCAATGGGCCGCTACTCAGCGTGAAGAAGTCGAAGAACAAATGACTCCTACCCATCAGCATCAACA